ATTTATTGTTGCAATAGTTTTTCCTGTTGGTGCAGTAATTGTTTCTTGATGAACATAGTTTGGGTATTCCTGACTAACATTATGCTGAATACTAAAAGTACTTGTAGTTCCGTCAGTGTATGTGATTATTGCATCATGACTTCCATTTTTAGCAAATACTTGAAAACTTGCAGATGTTGTGTTTGCTGGCATAGTTATAAGAGTATCTGCAGTTGAACCTATCAGTGTTAGAGAGGGATCTTGTCCAGGACCAGGGAATCCAATTGATCCTATATAAACATTATTATTATTTGCAGTAGAAACAGGGGTTCCATTTACTGTAATACCAATAGATGTATTTAAACTATTGCCAGCAAATGTTTCAGTTACTGTTGTTGTGGTAGTTGTACCATTTACTGTTGGTCCACCGCCACCATATTGTTCATTAATTCCATTTGTATCAGTACCAGTATAAACAACTGTGCCACCCATTGCTGGCATATTCCCTGCTCCAGGATTATGATATATTGTGACATTTAGTCCAGGAGTAGTGTTAGCACTTACTGTGGCAGTGGCACTATCTACTATGCTCTGTGTCAAACCTACAGTAGCAGTTTGTGACTCTACTGCTATTTCTAAAATAGAAATATTTTCTTCAGCATCTTCAACTAAAACGGTAGCAGAATCAACCTGAGCCATAGCCACAGTAGCACTATCTACTACTGTCTGTGCCTGTATGATAGAGTCCTGTGCCTGTGTGATAGTGGCTGTAATGGTCTCTGTAGGGCTTGTAATGGCTGTTGCTTGGTTTTGTATGACTGCCGTTGCAGATTCAGCCTGAGTTATTGCAGTCTGTGCTGCCTCTATAATGGCTGTTGCATTTTCAATTGTTACTGTAGATCCTGCAGAAATTGTTACTGTTGATGTTTCTGATGTTGAAACCTGTAATGTTACTTCTTCTGTTGCACGAGCATGGTCAGCAGGGGCTAAAATAAGCCACAAAACCACTAATAGTCCCACCAAACCACTCTTTAGTAGGAAAGATTTAATGTTGGGTCACACCCTTTCCAAGATGTTTAATAACCCTATTATATCATTTTTTAGGTACAAAAAAGAGGGCTAACACTTGGTTAACCCCCTTAATTGTTGGACTAGACTACTTCTTTAGAAGTTTAACCTTGGCCTTTGGATTTTTCTTATTCCATTTTGTTGCAAGAGCGTTATACTGCTTTACAAAAGCAGCACGATCAGCAATTGCCTTAGCATCAGCAGCAGCCTTTGCAGCAGCAGCCTCAGCCTTAATTGAATCAAACATTGTCTGCATCGCAGTTACCTGAGCAATTAATGCCGCAAGAGTTGCATTGGTAGTAGATGATCCAGTTACAACGCTTGCTGTTGTAGATAATTCTACCTGAGCAGAAGTTGGAAGTGAAGTTCCACCAGTAGCAGTGATCTTAATGGAAACATCTGTAAGTGGCATATAGACCTTGTAAGTCTTTACACCATTAGCATCTGTTGTTACTGATACCGCTGTAAGTGAGTCACTTGCTGCACCGAAAGCATATGATGAAACAAGTCCACCAGTAGCAAATAGGTTAGCAAATGTCTTACCTGAAAGGACAAGTCCCTTAGCATCTGTAGGTGTTACTGTAATTGTTGCCAATTCACCAGCAGCATATATAGCCTTATCAAAAGCAACCTTAACTGACGCAACTGAGCCTTCAACACGGACAGGGGCAGTGTTTGAAACTACTGCTCCAGTTGTTGTTGCTGTTGATCCAGTAGATACCCTGATTCCAGCAGTTCCACTTGCTACACCTGTTAGTGCAAACTTTGCTACACCGTCAACAATTGTTGCTGATGTATATGAGTTGCTTACAACTGATGCTGAATCAGAAACTGCATAAAGAGTTCCTGCTCCAACTGTTACTCCTGCTGCATCGTATGCAACTGCTGTAACTACGTCAGCATTTGAACCTGTTGCGATAACTGGCTTTGCTGTTGTTGTAACTACTGTAGCAATATCTCCGTAGAATGTAACCTTCTCAACTGCAAGGACAACGCCTGATGCAGATGTAATTGTTACAGTTCCAACACCTGATGTATTGTCAGCAAAGATACCGATGTATTGACCATTAGCAACTGTAAGTGCACGACCTTGTGCTGTGATAGTTGCATGGTTTGAGCCAGTTCCAATAAGACCTGAACCTGAGACAATTGCTGTCATAGATTCTGATGCTGAAGCACCTGCTGCGTTCTTCTGTGTAATAGCAATTACTGCTACTGCATCTGAAGCGGTTGCCTTTGGAGCAAATACTTCTACGTCTGCTGTTGCAGAAATTGTCTCACCCTTATTAAGGATTGAAGTTGATGTTCCTGCAGAGGCCTTTGTGTCTGGAGCAGTAACGGTTACTGTCCATACAACTGCTGCAGAGTTAACTCCACCAGTTGAACCTGTGCCTAGAGAAGGCGTAAACCTATAAACATAAGTACCAGGAATGCTTGGAGCATCTACTGTAGCCTTGATCTTTGCAGTTACATATGTTGCTGTATTTGCTGTTGAAGCAATGTTAGCAGAATAATTACCAGAGCCTAGGACAACTGCTGCACTAGATGTTTCCTGTACAGAAAGAGTTGCAAGAGATGCAGACCCAACTGGAAGGCTAGTAACAGAAGAAGTCACGGTGACTGTATCTGATGTTGTTTGTGCCAAGAACGAAACAGTTACTACTGCTGTAGCAGACTCTCCAGTAAATACAGCATCTGCTGCTGTATCAATTGAGATTGTGTCTGCGTTTACGGCAGCCTGTGACGGCATGGCAGAAAGGGTTGCAAAAGACAGGGCTGCAGCCGTGACTAATGCGATTTTTTTAAATGAATTCATCTTTCTCCTTGTTTTGTATATCTGATTATTTAATCAGAATTCTTATAATAAGTTTAATCTGTCCAAGTAATCACGAACATCGTCCGTCATTGGCTTAGGTTCTAATTCTACCATATCCCGTTGTTCCTTTGCAAATCGGGCTGCAGAGGTAGACCAAGTATGAATATCTATCTCTATATTAGGATTCTTTTGAGTATGGGATAGTGCACCAAATACCGCACCTGTTACAGCATCTGATAAGTCTTTAGACTTTTTTCGTGGGTGATCCACTTTTTTGTCATTGATAATCTTAAGTTCAGACATTTCGTCAAGCAACAAAGGTATATATGGCATAGCAACACGCTCTTCATAAACCATCATTGCAAGATCTTCGTAATGTTTTTTACCAACAGAAACAGTATCAGTTCTGATTCCTACGGCTTGAAGTTCTTGTTGAATGTCAAATGATTGCCAACGGTCAAATGTAACCATTCCAATGTTAAAACCCTGTCTACGAAGATTTTGAATCCATTGCTTTACATCTGAAAGATTTACTGGGCCTTCAACCTTTGGTTCCCACCATACAACAGCATCTACAATAATAATAGGAGCGACCTGTTCATAGTCCTTAACAACCTGAAGGTTTACCCACTTGTCAACATGGGCAATAGCGACAGCACACTTATCGTGTTTTTGTGCAAGATCAGCGTGAACAAAATATACTTTATCTGGATCAGGCTTAAAAGATTCGTCAAACCTTTTGTTATTATCAATTGGATTTCTAAGTGTCATACATTTTTCAAGTTTATCTTTTTGTTTAAAGAATGCATCAGATGCAAAGGTTGGAACACATGCAAAGCGCTGCATAGCATCGCCCATATCTGTAAAAAATGCAAGTCTAAAGTCATCTATCTTACGGGTAGGGTTTACTACCCATGTAGGTCTCTTTAGTGCGAATACTCCTGGATACTTGTATGATGTAATCTGATCTTCGTCCCACGCAATATCTAAATGGTTTCCTTCTAAGTCATCTGGGAAGTCTGGGTTCATAATAAATCTATGTGTGTATGTTATTACTTCTTTTTCCATAATTGCTGCTTCATATTTTTGTGAAATAAAGTCCCCTGGAAAACGTGGAAATGAAAGAAGTGCAACCTTACCAAGATCAGGGAAGCGAGAGTCTACTGAAGCACGAAACGCTTTATAGATATTGTCAGCAGTCTTTCCTTGGTCATTTCCTGTCCCAACTTCTTGTGCAAAACCAGAAATCTCATCAAGCACTGCAAGTATAAGATTCAGACCTTCATGTGATTCTCTTTCTGAGTGCCCAGAGTAAACAGTTATACCCTTATCAAATTCAATGCTTTCGGCCTTAGCGTTGTACTTACCTGCAAACCATTCAGACTTTTCAATCTTAGTTTTAAAACCTTTAAAGAAAACATTTTTAGCCTGTTGAGCGTTAATAGCAACGTTAATAATATCAATAGCATCTCCAGAAGGTTTTCCGAAGTATCTTGCTGGGTCCTTTAGGCATAGTAGTTTATACACTATGTATGCACAGGCTACTGTAGATGTGAAGTCTTTTCCAGATCCCTTGCCAAGTTGCAAAATAATTTCGTTCTTTGTATATTTCTTATAGTACTTTGTTCCTTTTTCATGGCCAAGTATATCTATAACATCTTCAATTCTATAGATTTGACTCATAGCCTCAACAATGTCATATTGAATATCAGAAAGTGGTGGCTGGGCTAGATAATGCTCTCCTTCAACAAATGTTTTTGCATCTACAGGCATTTCTTCAAAGTTATTGTTTTTTAGTACTTCAAGAAACTCATTAAACATCGTGGACAACTGTAATCACTTCTCCTTCTTTTGCAATAGATGATAGTCTTTGCATAATAATATCTCTTACCTCTGGATGAGAAGATGCAATATCACGAAGAATTCCAACAAGAACTTCCTGTCTTTTTTCAATCTCAACCATTTCTTCTGCAAGTTCTTTATTTTCAAGAAGCCCAGCCTTTTGAAGCATGTCAATTCTTTTAGACTCAATATCCATAACAAGTTTAATTGCTGAAGTCTTGGCACTAAGATTATTAGTCATAGATGCCTCATCAATAACTTCATAAGATTTTAAAATAAGTTTACTATAGTGTGCATCTGCACCTGCAAGTGCATCTTTAGCCCTAGCACGAATGGCTGTATTGTTAGAAGTCTTTTCTTTCCATTCGTCAATGTATGCAACAACACGAGTTCTTGGAATTGCCAACTCTTTTGAAATCTGTGTTGGATCGCTACCCTTTAGGTATTCACCAACAACATCGTTCATAACATCAAGATGTTTGACTAACTCTTCTTCAGTTGACATATTTGCCCTCTAGTCTGTTAATTTCATCTTTGATATAAAATATTGCTTTTTCAAGATCTTGAATTGTTTTTGATTCATCTTTTAGTCCTGCTCTCCAAAGATACTTAAATGCATTTCCAATATTAAAATTACGATGACGTGTTATTTCGATACATTCAACTCCAGAAGGGTCTGTGGTGTAGTGTTGCGGATGATTTACTTGATCTACTGTAATATATAGGTTGTCGCTCATACTGTGTCTACCACATCCATTCTTCTCAAACATCTTGAACAGTTAACATAGGTTTTACCAGTAAAAGGGCAGGATGCACTATAAGACTCTTTGTGTTTGCAAAATGTTCTTTTTGAAACAGATACTAAAACTTTTATTAAATGTTTTGCTATTTTCATCTTTTACTTTTCCTTAATCCAAATTTAGCAAGATATACATAGATCGTTTCTACGCTTGTCCCACACTCTTTTGCAATATCCTGTGGAGTCTTTTTATCTATAAGAAATCTCTTACGAAGCCAAGACTCACTTGTATATAGTTTAGCAGCCATAATATTATTTGTCAACCTCTGTGTCAATAACGTCATAATTATAGGCATTAGAGTCTTCAAGTATCCACTTGTCGTAACTTTCAACATCCCATTTATTTGTATTAATCAACCTATTTATAACTAGATCTTTTTTAGTAACAAATGATGGCTCTTTAATTCTTACCCGATTGTTTGGCTGTACAGCAAAATTCCCGTCATCTCTTTGAATAACATGCCCACATTTATGCTGCCCTGGATTTTCAGAATACCCATCGTCTAATATATTTGTTTCTGGGCTATGCCAATCTAAAGTGAATAGGTATGTTCCAGGAACATTATTTTTGTTTCTGTCAATGTAAGACATTCTCATATTGCTTAATGCCTGAAATTTTGTAACAGAAACATGAGAACTAAAAGAATTCCACAAAACAAGATTGTGTATTGGCTCTTCTGGAACTCCTGGCTTAGTACAAAAAGCATTTATTGGCATACGCCACCAAATACCACCATCCTCCATCATAAAATGAAACAATGGGCTTCTGGCTTTAATACTTGATACTCCAAAGATTACACATGGAAAATACTGATCATGACTATCCAACTGATCTCTTAAGAAGTTACCACGCACATAGCATTCAATAGGTGGAATGTTTGCATTTAACTCTGGCATTATATGTTTTCTCTTTCTACTATTTTTAATTTATCCCAGTGCCCGTTTTTGTTTCCTTGATACAGTTGACCAGTCTCTCTATCTATTAAGATCCACTTTGTAGG